AGATGTTATGAGCCAACTTGGTGACCAAAGCGGTCGTGCAATTGCCGAAAGCCTAGACACACAGGTCTTCGCTGAATTCGCTAACTTCGGTAGCGATCTAGGTTCTACTTCTACAGAACTAACAGCTAACTTGATTCTTCAAGCCGCTGCTACTCTACGCGGTCGTAAGCTAACTGGTCCTTTCTTCGCAGTTGTTCACCCAGCTTGTGCCTACAACTTGAAGAAGCAGTTAACTACAACTCTACCATACAGTGGTGCTAGTGCTGGTGCTCAACTAGGTGCTATCACACAACTTGGTGACAGCATTCTAAGCAACTTCTATGTTGGTCAATTGGCTGGCGTTCAAATCTTTGAAAGCCCATTAACAGCCGCTGACACAACTGGTGGTGCAACAGCCTATAAGAACGGTGTATTCGCTATGAACGCACTAGCACACGCAATGCGCGGTGGTATCGATATGAATTCTTTATATCTACCAGCTGCTCGTGCAACAGATGTTGTTCTAAAGGCAGTTGCTGGCGCAACAACAATCAACAGCGCATGGGGTGTTCGTATCACCGCAGAAGGCACAATCAACTAATAGCGGAGAACAACAATGGCTTTCATTTTTCAAGGCGGTAATGTAATCAGTTTTGCTGAGTATGCAGATGCTCAGATAATCGATCAACGAGTCTTTGAGGCTAATGAGGGCCTAACTGTTACAATTGTTGAAGATGCTCTAATCCGTGCAACCACACGCATCCTACAGAACTTCGGAGCCAGCGATTGGTGGAGAATGTATTATATGAGAATGAGCGGTGGGACATATGATCCTTTGATTTACAATTCATTAGGTCTGTTTCCCATCCCTGATCCTGATCCTAACCGGATCAAAGCCAAACAAGCAGATTTTACAGATTTGTGCGTTTACTATGCTTTCAGTTATTACCTTTATCCTAAGATTGCTGACTTTTCAAAACAAGATAATGCTGAACGAATTAAGATAGGTTTTATGAACGAAAAATATCGTAGTTTGTTTCAAGAATTAATTGATGATGGTTCGTGGTATGATTGGGACAACGGAGGCACCGTCACAAATCAAGAAAAAATGGTTTCTAGGACAAATGTCGTTAGAGTAAGATAATGAGAACAGAACTTTTATCAGCAATCACCACAGCCACTGCTGCCCTTACACAATTTGGTGTTAGCCGTGAACTGCCTTGGGAACAAAATGGTGAAGCTCTGTTTCGCAAAAATCTTAAAAAGGTCTATGTAGATCAATCCTTCAAGGAAGAGTCTACTATTATTCCTACTCTAGATCATAATAATGTTTTAGAAGACAAATTGATTTGCAGGGCCTATATGGCCTGTGATGCTAAGAACACACCTTCGCAATTGGATCAATTAATCTCCAATATATTAGCGTGTAAAGACAGTACTGGTATTGTCAATTTCATAACAGAAAGCGATTATACCCTGGACAAACAAGAAGATGTTTTAGTTTTAACTTTTGAGTTTAGACTACAACAAATCAAACAATAAAGGAAAAATGCCATGGCATATATTAATGTCTCCAGTCCAACAAGTCGTGCTATTCTGCAAATTTCTACTGCCAGTATTTCAACTACCAGCAGTGGATATGTAGTTCCAGCACTACAGGACATCACAGTTTCTAATAGTAACGGTTCATTCTCGTGGACCCAATTAGATTCTACAAGCCAACTAAGTGTTGCAACACCATCTACAAACCAGATCTCTGGAAACATTGTAGTTGATGACACAACATTCTTCACCGGATCTAATGGTGTTGAAGGTATCTTCGATCTTTCTGGTAACAAGTCAAAAGTTTATTTCCGTGTATATTTTAACGGTAAGACAACTGGCGCCAAGTATATCAGCGGATCTGGATATGTTACAAACCTAGCTCCAAAAGTCTCTCCAACAGCACCTGTCTGGGTAACACCAGTTCAGATCACTGTTGATGGCGATCTAACTGCCGGTACAGTATAATAACTGAATAGACAGTATAAGGGCTCTTATTGGAGCCCTTTTTTATTTCAACTTAAATATAGGAAAGGTTCACAGATATGGAGTTAGAAGACCATAAACCAGAAGATTTAATGAAGGCTCTAGAAGCAGAACTTTCTAAAGCACTCAATGAACTGCGTTGCCTACAAGGTGATGCAGACAAGATTAACGGTAGGATCAGGTTTTGTTTAGCCTGCCTACATATTTTAAAAGGTAAAAAGGATTAAAGATGAAAACAATCAGCGATTTTGCAAGAAAACCAGAACTAGTTAAAATAGTTCTCGACACAGAAGATATCAAAGCAGAGTTTGGTGACGAAGTTGTATTCTATATGAAGGACTTTGTTGATATTAATACTTACTTTGATTTTTATCGTAGCCAAAGTGAAAACAACGGCGAACTTTCCATACTACTACAGAAAATTATACTAACTGAAACAGGCGAACCCATGCTTGATGCCGGTGATGCACTACCAGTTAATCTTGCTGTGGCTGCATTGACCAGGATTAATGAAACTTTGGGAAAGTTAAAGACCAAGCCGTTGATGAACGAGACTGGGAATCAGCAAAGTTGATTACTATAGGATATCTGGCAAAGACCTATAATCAATTACCCAGTCGCGTGCTTGCAGAAGCAACGACATTTGATATTATGGTCACAGATGTCTTTGCGGCTTGGGAAAAGTTTCGTCAAAATCCTGATGATCAGACACAGTACAATGCGGATAACCTTGAAAGTATCCTAAAAGAAGTAAGGGGCATATAATGACATTGAAAACAGTTAATAGGCTACAGCGTCTACAAAAAGACCTAAGCCCACGAACATTAACGGATCAGGCTTTTCCTGTATTTGTTGAACATACACCTGAACGATCAGGTAATGCTCGTCGCCACACTTTTAAGAGTGGAAACGAAATTCAAGCATTATATCCCTATGCCGAACGATTAGATCATGGATATAGTCATCAAAGTCCAGATGGTATGGTTAAACCCACCGTGGCTGCTGTGCGTGCCTATATAACAAAGACATTAGGAAAATAATATGGCTAAGACCCTAGATGAATTAGTATTAAAGGTTAGTGTTGAAGGAACTGCTCAAGTAACTGAAACAACCACTGCTATTAATAATTTGGATACTACAACGCAAAAGACTGCATCCAATATGAAACAAAGTCAGCAGACTATTAGAAATGTAGGTTATCAGATTCAAGATTTAAGTGTGCAGATAGCCGGCGGAACTTCGGCATTTGTGGCATTAGGTCAACAATTACCTCAGTTATTAAGTGGATTTGGCACATTAGGTATTGTGTTAGGTGCTGTGGCCGCAATTGGTATTCCAGTTCTTCGTGAAGGATTAAAATTTGCTGGTGTCGACATGCGTAATCTTAAAGAACGCACAGATGATCTAGAAAAATCAGTAAAGGCCTATCACGAAGCACAACAGGCTAATCTTCCAACACTTCAAGGGCTGGGTCAAACCTATGGATCACTGACCAATGATGCCAAAGCATTCTTTGAAGTTCAACAAAAACTCACCGAACAAAAGACCAATATTGAATTAACGGCAGCACTAAAAGAGTTAAAGACTGAATATCAAAGATTTACTCCTGAAGCAGAAAAAGCTGCAAAGACAGTTGAAGCAATGGCTGCATCCAGAGGTGCTGCAGAAGGAGCATTATATTTGGGGCAGGTCTTTAAATCTTGGAGTTTAGGTCTTACCATCGAGCAGGCCAAAGAAGTTGCCACAAGACTTAAAGATATTGATAAGGCCAGCCCAGAAGAAGCAGCCAAGAGAATTAATGAAATATTAACCTATCTTAAAGATAGTGGTGTCGAGACTAGTAAATTTAAACGCTTCTTTGATGAAAGCATTGATCCTATCCTAAAGATCAATAATCAAATTCTTGAAATGAAAAAGAACTTGGCTGAAAATGCTCGTCAGGCCAGTGAATTAAATGCTGCAATGTTAGGCATTCAAAGTAGTTTTCAACCAGATATCAATGCCGCCCGTAGAAACTTCGATCAAGTAACCGCAGCACGCAAAGAGGGCGAAATGAAGGTTGCTGAATTTACTAAACAAATTCAAGAAAAGACTAGTAAAGACCAAGTTGATCGCAGTAAAGAATTAGCAGCCTTTACTCTAAGAGTCAATCAAGATGTTGATGATAAAATTAAAGATATCAGTAAAGGACAATACGAAAGTTATCGTGCCAGCATGTTGACCAATGATGCTAAACTGCGTCAACTTGAATTAGAAAGCAAAATTATAAGCATACAGGATGCCGGTCGATATGACATGGCGTTTAATGTTAAGTATGAAGAAGATGCTGCTCGTGCCGCACTTGAGTATCAAAATACTTTATATACAATTTCCGAACTGCGCCGTAAGAACACAATCAATGCCACTCAAGAAGGTGATCTTCGTAAGCAGGCAATGAACATACAAAAAGCAGAATTGGCCAATGCCGAACAGGCAAGAAATAAGGCAGTTAAGGATTTTGTTGAAAGTCAAAATATGGCCAATATGAAAAAGGCCATTGAAGATCAAATTGCTCGTGCTGAAAAATTAGGTGATGAACTACGCAAGATCAATGATCTTAAGATTGGAGTTGGGTTCGAACGCGAACAAATGGGTCGTAGTCCATTAGAACAACAAATGGCTAGAATCAAAGAAGATGCTCGCAAAGCCGCACTAGAAGCAGGGCGTGCTTTTTCAGCAGGATTTAACACCGAAGATGGCCTAACACCAGAAAAAGCACAAGAACTAGCCGATGGATTAGATAAAATTGCACAAGGATATGCTAATCTAAGCAAAGAACAAGTAGATAATTTAATGCAAAGTCGTACTTGGAGCCAAGGATGGAAGGAAGCATTTAACAAATATGCCGATGATGCCAATAATTCTGCCGAACAAGCCAAAACCTACTTTGATACATTCACCAAGGGCTTTGAAGATGCCATGGTCACTTTTGTTCAAACTGGCAAACTAAGTTTCCATGATCTAGCCAACAGCATTATTGCTGACTTTGTGCGTATTCAAGCACGACAAATGATGACCAGTGCCTTTGGTGCGAATGGAGTATTTGGTGGATTCTTCGCTGGCATTGGTAAGATGCTGGGTTTTGCCGATGGTGGTATGCCTCCAGTAGGTGTTCCCAGTATTGTTGGCGAGCGTGGACCTGAATTGTTTATCCCAAGAACAGCAGGCACGATTATTGCCAACGATAAACTAGGACATGGTGGCTATCAACCTATCACCAATGTAAACTATAACATACAGGCAGTTGATGCTGTAAGTTTCAAGCAACTTGTGGCTCGTGATCCACAATTCATTTATAATGTCACAGAAAAAGGCCGCCGTAGCGTGCCAGGAGGAAGATAATGGCCACAAGAGGTTTACAATACATAATCGACAATGCAAGTGCAATTGAAATTAGCCGTCGACGAACGGTGGCACAAATGGTCACAAGAAGTGGCCGCCTAAGGACTGCTGAACGCACAGCACTACAACCTTATGTGCTCACAGTGACTCCGCCAAAGTATGCGCGATTTGAAGATGTGCGTGATGTTATTGAAGGCATCACTATGACAGACCGTAATAAAGATACTTGGATTCAACTAAGTGCAGCCAATGGTATGGCCTGGGTCACAGATTATCGTGGTGATTTGACCACTACACAATTGAATAATATACGAGCCAATACCGGCACCACTGCCACAGTCTATGGCTCGGCAGATTTTAATACATCGGCTGTGTTTGGTTATACCACCACCACTAATTTTGACTATGTTCAAGTCACAAACCTACCTAATATTGGTGATCTAGATGCTTCAGGTACAGCCATAACCACTGCTACAGCAGTTTTTCGTGCTGGCGATTATATTCAACTACGAACCCTAAACAATGGTACAGTGAATTGGTCAAATCCTAGAACAGTGCCTTTAGATGTACTGCGAGGATCAGGCACCACAGTTAATGTGCCAGTTCATCGCCGATGGATCAACATCACTGCTAGTAACAGAACAGGTGCGGATCTTTATATTGCCAATGAAATAAGAATGCGTATGTTGATAACAACACTGCCCAGCATTAGATTGTTACCTGGTCAAATTGTGGAATGGACAGGTAATTTTGAATTGATTGAAGATATTAATTAAGGAACAGCAATGACCACCACAATCACAGAAATTCAAAATTCTAAGATACAGCATTGTGTTTTGATTGATATCACCATTAATAATACCACAACCTATTATCTCAGTAATCATTATCAGAACATAGTGTTCAATGGCAACAATTATACTCAGTTAGGTTACTTTTTGCAAATGAGTGAATTGCAGGACGATATTAAACCTACAAATAATCAGATACAGGTCAGCTTGGCTGGTATTCCCAGTGGACTAGTTCCTGATTTTCTAAGCATGGCCTTAAACACAAATCTTAAAGGCAGTCGAATAAAAGTCTATAGAGGATTTTTTGTTGATGAACAACTCAGTCAGGCTTATCTTAGATTCAACGGTT